TCCATATACATTTCTACTCTATAAGCTAATTTTGTCATTGATCTTTAAACTAAATTAATATTCATTATTATAATGTTTATAGGATATAGTATAGCAAATAATTTTTTCAACGCAAAAAAATACCTAAAAACATAAAATTACTAATACAAGAAAAACTTGATTTCTAAAATTGATGTATTATTGTGGTTGGTTATCTAAGTAAAAATTATGAGGTTACGGAGAGAATTTATAGAGATTAGAAATTAAAAACAATAACGAAAAAAGAAAGAGTGCCAACCTGCAAAGATAAAGCACCCTAAACTCCCAATATGATAGTTTGGAGTATAGAGTTATATTATCTCTTCGTCAAGGCACTTTTTCTAAAAAATTATAAATTATTAAAATTTTTAGAGAATATGGCAAAACAACAAGAGCAAAAATTAACCTTTACGGAATCGTCCCAAGAACAGCTATGCAAACTCTATTCTTTTGAGAAAGAAAAAGCCCACTATCGTAAAACGTATATTGATTGGGATAAAATCAAAAGAGCTAACAACAAAGCTATTCGCCAAAAAGCAAAATATTTAAGCAAAGATGCACAAGCTATTCTTGCCCCAGTTATACAGAGCTTAAAAAAAGGCAAGCGTGTATTCTTTAACCACAAATATATCTCCTCAATTACCTTATGCAAAAGAAGGCAAAATCAGAATATCATAAAACAGTTAGAATCTGTCCTAGATATTACTTACCATAATTCTATTACTTATAACGGCAAAAAACATCGGTTCAGTTACGAGTTTTCTTATAAACTTACAAAGCTAGAAAATATAGGTTACTTGGAGCATTCTATCGAGCAATTTTCTGCTCAACAAAACGACCCTCTCTATATATATAAAGAAAATAATAATATTGAAGATATAGATCTAGAATCTAATTTTTTACAAAATTCTAAAAGTAATAAACTAGAGGAAAATGTAGAACCTCAAATCACAGAATTTTTACCTACTACCTCCCCTAAACTCAAAAAAAGACTCTCTAATAAGCGAAAAAAGCCGGCTATGGCACAGGCAAATGCAAGAATTTATCGTTTTAACCAGTATAAAGAGCCGCAAGACCTAAAGCACCATTACCCCTTAACCAAGGAAGATGGAAGCAAATTACAAAGCCTGTCAGGGCGGGATTTTACCTTAAACGCTATGAACGAAATACTCCTAGATATGTCAAAAAGACGAGATAACAGGTTTTGCTCAAAGGCTCAATTTTTAGCTTATTTCGGTAAGTGTCTGGTGTTTGAGATGCGGGACGCTGTCAAAACTGGTAATGATAACTTCCGCATAAAAGCTAATATTTCTAAGGAAGAACCAGTAAAACCTAGGTTAATCCATGAAACGGAGCTAAAAGCGTATGACTTAGAGAATAGAACTACTGATGGTTTTCAAGCGTTGACAAAGATATTTAAAAACTTACTTTTTATAGAGAATTCACTTTAATGGTTATATACTATACTGACCCAATCTAATACTTTCCATTTCTTTTACAAAATCACTGATTTTTAACTTAAATTGAATGTTATTACCTGGATGTGTTAAATCTCCTTTATCTTTTATTCCGTGAATATGAATTCCATTCCCCCCTTTTCTTTGTATTATAATTGAGTTACCTATTGCAATATTACCTTTGGAAGTAAAAACAACATCATAATTCAAATTCTTCAAAACATCTTTCATTGAATAAATATACATGATGCCTTCTATTCTTTCGTATAAAACAAGTATTTCACGAGCCTTTTTATAAGACATTGACCATTCAACCATATCTTTTGCAATTGGTTGTAAAAGATATGATATCTCACTTTGTTTGTCTTCTGGTACTAGTTTTGAGTTTATATGCTTTGCTTTTTTTATGAATAAATCTTGTAATAGTTCAAGACACTGTAAATTAAATTTGTCACAAAAATTCCTTAATGTTGTTCTTGTTAATTGATTATATGCTATTGTTTTTTTATATGCCTTTATATTTGCATCAACATTTCTACCACAAGAAAACTCTATTTTTACGTCTACTTTCTCATTATGAACACCACTACTTATTGCTGTTACAAAATGGCCTTTAATTTTAAAAATAGAACGTATTATTTCACAAATATCTTTATGATCACCTATTGAATTTTTAAACAAAGTCTCAACATTCCTTCCTACATAAGCATTTCTATTAACCATAATTTAAGTAACTTTAATTGAATCCCAAACATTACCAATCATTTTTGGTATAACTGCATTACCGAGCTGTTGATAACCCTTTAAATTTTCTGATACGTAATGACTCTGATTAAATCCCATTATAGATTTACACTCGTTAATTGATAATCTACGTATTCTATCACCTATTTGATATAATCCAGTTCTTGCACCAGCACCACCACCAAAAGCAGAAATTGTAATTGCATGACCTAAAGGACTATAAATTCGCTCACCCTGTCCTCCTTTGTTAAGATAACCTATCCGCAATGGTTTTAATTCTCTATCAAAAACTTCTTTTTCTATTACAATATCATTTCTTTTAATAAAGAGGTTTTTATCAATATCTTTTTCAAGTATATCCTCAAGGTATATTTTTTTATTTGTCTCTTTTGGTGGTGAATATTTAAGCTTAACATCATTTTTTAAATCTTTCCGTATACAAACAAAATAAACACGTTCTCTTGCCTGTGGAACACCAAAAAACGAAGCATTTAAAACATGTTTATACATTTTATAACCTATCTCATCAATTTTTTGTTCTATTGTCTTAATCACATTACTATTTTCTATTGAAAGGATATTTTTGACATTTTCAAGTAACAGTACAACCGGTTTATGATATTGTGCAATTCTTATAATTTCATAAAATAAACGTCCATTTTGAATATTCATTCCGTCCATTTTTCCTGAAATGCTAAAAGGTTGACAAGGAAAACCAGCACATAAAATATCGTGTTTTGGTATTTTTCTTTCTGAAACTTCTGTTATATCTCCATCAGGTTTTTCACCAAAATTTCTATAATAAACATCTTGGACATCTTTATCTATATCACAAGAATATACACACTCAAGTCCTCGTTCCTCCAGTGCAACTCTAAAACCACCAATACCACAAAATAAATCTACGAATTTATACACACTATTATTTTTTTGAATTTAAAGAATATATTTTCTGATTCAATCATCACTGATAAATCTTAAATTATAGTAACTATAATTATTTATTCTACTTCTCTATCTTTTATTAAGCATCAATATAACACGAAACAAAGCTTAGTTCTACTGGGTTTTTAAGATTAAAGGCTAACAGATATTATGCTACTACTAAAGCAAGATTATAAGCTTTTCTTAATTTATCCTGAATATCCTGTTTCTTATTATCAACTTTAACAAACATACCATGATCATTTAAGAGATAGAGTTCTTCTTCTTGTACTTTGACAAATAATATTCCATCTCTATAAATACCTACAAAATTACCATGCATGCGATATTCTACTTGACCTATTGATACCATAACTGCAAGTACTTTTCTGACTAAATGTAAATACAACTCCATTTATTGACTTATTTTTTAAAAATTAATTTTGCATTATAGATAGAAAATCCATAATGGTTATATAAAATCCTTAGGTAAATACAAAAAAATCATTTACAATTGAATAAATAGTTGGTTATTCTAAAATAATATTATTAATTAATTCTTAATTATGGACTATTTAGTATCTTGTCAGTATTCAATCAGATTGATAGAAAAACTGAAGTCTTTAGATACTAAAAATGTATTAGATTTTGATTTGATTAATAAGGCTATTTATTGGGCTAGGAAATATCACGGCGAGCAAAAAAGAAAAAGCGGTGAGCCTTATTACACTCATCCCTTAGAAGTTGCTTATATGATATCTGAATATAAGCTAAAAACCGATGTAATAGTAGCAAGCATATTACACGATATTATCGAGGATACCGAAGTTACCGTAGAGATGATATATGGTAGTTTTGGGCAAAGAATAGCTGAAATGGTTGATAGGCTTACCCGTGATAGACCAGATGGTACTAAGTTAAGTGTGGAGCAGGTATTAATTAATGGTTATCATCTAGGGGATAAAGAGGTTTTGTTAATAAAGTTAATTGATAGATTGCATAATATACAGACTATAAAAAGTATGAACATTGAAAAAATGGACAAAATTACCAATGAAACCTTAATAAATTTTGTTTTATTATCAGAATACCTACATCTAATTTCAACAGGAAAAAAAGTACAAGATCTATGTTTAGAAGCTTGTAAATATTTAAACCCTGAAAAAATACCATATATAAATATTTTTTCTTTTAATGATAATTACCAGCCTCTTTCTCTAATTTATCAAAATGATTAATGCTAATAATGTAAACTGTCACTACCGGCAGTAACACAACTAGAATTCCGAAGTACCCACAATACTCGAATAAATATACTAATCCAAATGAAGTAATAATCGACATAAAAGATCTTGATATTGCATAAGCCAAAGAACTATAGGTGAACCTACGTAATATAGAGATATGCTTATAAGTTATTGGCATTGCAGGAGTATAATCACATGCAAATAATAAAAAACAGCATTGTATAAAAAAAATAATATAAGAGCTATGAAATACATTCATTAAAAAAGGGCTTATTAAAGCTATCATTATAAAAATCCCTAACTTTACTTTAACAATTTTAGGTGGATAAATTTTATAGCTTATAAAACTTAAAATTATTGTTCCAATAAATTGAACCATTGATACTACGAAGTTTTGATGCAATACTTCGCCCGCAGAAAATCCATATTCTTGTTTTAATATATTACCACAAAAAATATAGCTAAAATAAAAACATACCGGCCACCCACAATCCAGAGTAAATAATAGAAGCAAGGTTTTTTTATCATTTTTACTCTCTTGTACCCAAAGAGGGTTATTCCGTAATTCTTTTTTTTGATTCTTATTAAGAATCCCTGTAATCCTTTTTTGTGCGTTAGCAAATTCAGGAGTTTCTTTTAGGGTGGTGCGTGCAACAGTACCTATTAAAGCTACAACTACCCCAAACCAAAATGCAGTTCTCCAGTTTAAATCAATATAAGAATTTGTAGCTAATGAAGATACTGCCAATGCTACCGTCCCGCCTAATACCGAAAATACGGAAGTTAGTGATACTATCGGATACTGTATAGGAGGTTTAGTAATTTCAGTTAAATATAGTTGTGCTCCAATAAATTCTCCCATAGATGACATACCTTGAACAATACGACATATTGTTACTAACCATGAAGCCGCAATACCTATTTGGGCATAAGTTGGTAAAATCGCCATAACAAAACAAGAAAATGCCATGAGTAGGGTAGTGATTATAACAGTTGCTTTGCGTCCTATATTATCGCCAATATAGCCAAATATTAATGCACCAAATGGTCTTAACAAATATGTAGAACAAAAACCAAATGCTGTCAGGAGGGAAGCAGTAAAAGGATCAGTTTTTGGGAAAAACAACTCATTAAGAAGTACTGCCATGTGAACGTATAACATAAGGTCGAAGTACTCCAAAAATGTGCCTATGGATAACAACCCAACAGCTTCTTTTTGATCTCTTGTAAGACTTTTTTGCTCTATTGCTTCCATATGGATAGATAATTAATTGTTATAATCAATCAAATATCAACAGCTGGTGCATTACAACTAAGTGTAATTAAAATTATGATATATTTTCTTATATATTTGTTTTTATATCATAGTTTTTTTTAACTTACTTTTAATACCGAAGCATTTTAACAATTCCCATTTTTCTAAGATATAGTGAGTACTGAATAAAGTAATACCATTAAAAATCATAGCATATGCAATAATATTTAAGTCGGGATGTAGTATGAATTTATATATAACTATATAAATAGATGTAAAAAACATAGTTATAAGGCAACACCTTTGAGTAGTTTTAAAATTAAATATTGCTGCCCATAAAGGTACTGTAATTAAAGGCATATAGAAAGTCGCTGAAAATAAAATTATTTGTAAAAAAGAACCTTTTTTTAAACAAAATATTAATGAAACAATACCAATTATAAGGGTAGACCATCTTGCAAATTCTAACTTTTGATAAGGAGTTAATGTATTGCATTTATAAGTATCATTTGCTATTAATATTGCTCCAATATTTAAATTTGAATCTGCTGTGGACATGCACATTGAAATTATACCTATAGCTAATATTGCTCTTGTTCCATCAATCTCAAAAATATTCATAACATACGGTAATATTTCTGGTTTTTGTAAATTAGGATTCATTTGATAAACTAGATAAGAAAAATAACAGGATAAACTCAAAGCGAGTCCAATCCAAAAAACTGAGTAAAACCAAGCTTTTTTTACTTGGTTTATATAAATTCCCATAGATATTCTTTGCATTGTGGAAGGTTCAATTCCTGGTATTATAAAGTATAAAAAAAGTAATAAAGAATCTAACAGTTGCTCGTTACTAAGAGTTAATAAATGAGAAAAAGTAAATTGCTGATTTAGATTATCTGAAACATCAGGGGTATAGGGAGTATGTAAAATATTAGCTTGCATTAAAACTACTCCTATTATTAATGAAGCTCCAAAGCATAGAGCTTGTATTTTATCTGTATGTACAACAGAGTTAATCCCACCAGCAAAGGAATACCAAATGACTATAGCACTGCTTATAAAAGTCCAAATAAATTCATTCCCATAAGGGAATAAATAAAAAAGAACCTGTCCCATAATTTTGAATTGAATATAAAGCCCTCCAGAAACCCTAATACAGCCGCAAATAGCTGTAATAACTCTTACTATTTGCCCGTATTCTTCCCCCATAACTGTTGCTATTGATATTTTACCTAAATATTTTGTCATTCTAGGAACTAAAAAGAACGACATTATTGATAAACCAAAACACATTCCGATTGATTCAAAAAAATGAATAAATCCTCTGGAATAGAATTCAGTTAAATCAATTATAAAACCACTACCGCTTATCCAAGTTGCAGTAATAGTAGCTCCTAAAGCATATGTAGATATTGACCTTATTCCTAACGAAAAAGCATTAATACTCTTTACTTCTCTGTAAGAACGAACTGATTCAAATATTAAATAACCAAAAAAGACAATTATCAAAAAGTAATTAAGCATAATTATTAAGAATTGATTAATAAAAAGCGTTTACGCCTTAATGATTTTATAATAACGAAATTTTGTTAAAATTCATCCTAATTTGTAAAAAACAGGTACTTTGTTAATGTTTATGTGTGACTTGATAGGTTTAATTAGATTTGTAGAAGAAGTTGATTATATCAATATAAGTGATACTGGTTATTTGTACGCTGTCATATCTCTTGTTTTATCTACAAACAATAACTCAATAATTATCGAGGGAAAAACAGATATACCATCTCTTATAAAAATCTTCAAAGTTAAAGATAGAACCAATGTTATACGAATATTAGATCGTTTAGTAGATACAGGATTACTTAAATATAAGACATCCGAGCAACGAGGTAATCAATCTGTTTATATAACTGTAAGCCCAAAATTAGTTCAATATTTTTTCCAAAAATAAATTTTTATTATGCCCTCTTTCTTCTTCCACCTTCTCTCTAAAATCCGCCAATTACTAGCATCAAGAGCTGAACATACACGAATTCGAGTAATAAAGGAAGCCTTACAAATTTACGCAATAAGGCGGGGCATTAATCAGAATAACCGAAATAACTAAGGAATATGAATCAAGAGAAAGAAGAACAGTTAAAATTATTAGCTTTAAGAATAAGGAAGAATCAAGACATCACGAAAGGGGTGTTAACTTATGCAAACTGTACGCATGATGTAGAGACATTGGTGCACTTAATTTTAGATGAGGAAAAAAGTGAATCAGTTAATAATTAACCAAAACTTTCAAAATCTTATTCCACCTTTAAGCCTAGAGGAACTAATTGCTTTGGAAGCTAGCCTTAAGCATGAAGGTTGCCTCCATGCGCTGGTAGTATGGAATAATACAATAATAGACGGACACCATAGATACGCCATTTGCAGTAAGCACGGCATAAGTTTCAAGGTAGTAGAAAAGACCGAGCTAGAGACTGAATTGGACGTAAAGCTCTGGATGATCAATAACCAGTTTAGCAGAAGGAATTTGCCAACGGAAACCAGGCTAGCACTAGCTTATAGATTGAAGGAACTGGAAGCCCAGAAGGCTAAGGAGAGGCAAGGTGCTAGAAATGATCTTATCAAAGAATATACCAACATTAGTAAACCAGTTTACACAAGTTCACAAGATAATAAAAAAACTCAAAATACAGAGAAGGGAAGAGCATTAGAGGCTATAGCTAAAAAAGCAGGTGTAAGCCATATGACAGCTTTTCAATACGATAAAATACAACAACAAGGCACTGAGGAACAAAAAGCTGAAGTGGCAGAAGGTAAGTCCAGTATTAAGAAGGTCTATACCCAAATACAGAAAGCCGAGCGCCTTGAAAAAAATAAGGCTATAGAGTGGCCAAAAGGTAAGTACCGAGTTATATACGCCGACCCTCCATGGCAATACGAGGATCAGAGAGCAGGAGGTAACCACGGCGGGGCAATAGACCATTATAATACGATGAGCATAAATGAGCTAAAAAATATGCCGCTCTCTTCTTTAACTGAAGATAACGCAGTTCTTTTTCTATGGGGTACGGCTCCATTACTACCTGAGGCACTAGAACTAATAAATGCTTGGGGCTTTAAGTATAAGACTAATTTTATATGGGATAAAGTTAAACATAATATGGGACATTACAATTCGGTACGTCATGAATTGTTATTAATAGCTACTAAGGGAAGCTGCACTCCTGATAACGTTCAATTATTTGACTCTGTACAAAGTATTGAAAGAAGCGATCGTCATTCAGAAAAACCGGAAGAATTTAGGAACATAATTGAAACATTATATAGCTACGGCAACAAGCTTGAGCTTTTTGCTCGAAAGTCAGCAGAAGGGTGGGAGGTGTTCGGTAATGAAATTTGATTACAAACAGAATTATCAAGCACAACTCGAGGAAGGTCAAAAGTTTCAGGATCATTGTGCCTATTGGCTTCAAAAGAAACTTAATATTGGAATAGTAAATTTTCAGACAAAAGAATACCAATACAAGTTTGGTGAAAACATGCAAGGGGTTGAATGTAAATTAGATAAAGTTTTTAAAACCACGGGTAATTTGTGGATAGAGACTGCAGAAAGACATAATCCGGATACTCCATATTCGGATAGCGGAATATTCAGAAATGATAATTCATGGCTGTACTGCATAGGTAACTATGATGTCCTTTATCTATTTCAGACGAATATACTTAGTGGGATGTGTTGTTCTGGACGTTACCCCATCATAGAAAACAATTTAATGACTTCAAAGGGTTTTTTATTACCTAAAGGCGATGCCGATAAATATGGCAAAAAAATAGAAACTAAACAAACTCAGGGAGGAGAAAGTGAGTAAGGTGGCTAACGTATCCTACGTAGACTTTCAAAGAAAGAAAAATCTTAGTGAAAAGGATATTTATAATACGTGTTATGATAAGTGGCTTGATATAAAAAGAGCTTGCAATCCATCAAAGACAATAGCATATGAAGCTATTACATTTATTGCAGCTATAGAATTTCTTTTTTCGAAGAATCCTGATGAAGTTATTTTTAATAGTAAATTTCTTCAATCAAAATGTAAGCAAGGAGCAAGACAGCGTAGTAGGTTTTTAGCACAATTAGCTGATTTATATGAGATAACATCGCACACTTCATATAACTATAAGGAAAAAGAATACCATTTTGTCTACTCTGCGAAACGCACTAAAGAGTCATTAGAAATTTTAAAAAATCCAAAAGAATTTTATAGAAAAAGTGCAATAAAATTGGTTGAAACCCCTGACAAAAATGACTTGCATACAAGTCAAAAATGTCTGGTATCCCCGACAAATTTGTCCACCATATATATTGTCAACACGTCTTTTTCTAAGGGGTTGCAGGAACATAGAAACTCAGTAGAAGCAGTAGTAGAAGATAAACCCCTTAGCTACGCTAAAGGGGGTTTATCTTCGTATAAGTCTAGTATTATAAAAACGGAAACTAATACGCGCACGCGCGACCATACTCAAGAAAATCAGAACGCAACTTTTGCTTCTTGCTCTCTTACGGAGCCGAAGCAAGTTGCTCCTAAGTCAGAAAATCAAAATAAACCAACTGAGTCTGTCACAAATTGTGACGGGCTCCAACCATCAAAAGAAATTCCAAAAATGAAACAAGACGATATCGCTCTACTTGCGGATGAACAAACAAGAAAAATGCTACTCTCTCAAGCTTTATGGAAGGCTTTGGGAGAAGAGAGAGCGGGCCAAATACATGATGGTTGTATATTTAGGGAACTTGAACCCGATAAGATCGGTATTTATACGGGAGATATGCTTTTAAGCGATATTGACAAGGATAAAATCCCTAAAGCTATTAAGTCGGTTTACGGTGAAAACGTTAAAATTACGGGATTAAGGCTTGCTTCTAAAACCAAGGAAGAAGAACAACCGAGTAACGATAATGCACAAGTTGAAATAACCCCAAAGTTACGACCCGAGAAGCAAAATTGGTTAAAATTCAAGTCTCTCATCATAACCAGTAATCTAACCGGCATGCTAAACAATCCCATGCTAAAGGTTATTGAAACACCGGGCAAGGTGATTATAGAAACCGTACCTTTCCTTATTGAGAGAATAACGGCTCCGGGGCATTTAGACGAACTTGAAAGAGTTATTCTTGAGACGGGTTTAACCTTGGAATTACACGGCACAAACCCTCATTCTGAATATAAGAATTTTTATAAAGACCCGATAGTTCTAACTCCTGAAAAAGTCTTAAAAGACCAGGAATTTAAAGAAAATTACAAACCGATGGTTTTAAGCGAAATACTTGAAGAAGCAAAAAGGAATAAGGAAGAAAAATGAATGTATTTGACATTTTTTCGGGGATAGGGGGATTTTCAATAGGCTTGGAAGCGGCAAGCATGCAGACTGTGGCCTTTTGTGAGATTAACCCATTCTGCCGGCAGATATTAAAAAAACACTGGCCATCCGTACCGATATTTTCTGATATTACCGTTATAGACAAGGAAGACTTAAAAGCTCTCCCCCAAATTGACGTAATTGCAGGAGGATTCCCCTGTCAGGACATATCGGTAGCAGGCAAGCAGAAAGGAATAGCGGCTAAACGCTCAGGACTATGGAAAGAATTTGCGAGGTTAATAAATGAAATCAGACCCAAATATGCAATTATCGAAAACGTGGCAAACCTTCGCAGTCAAGGACTTATCAGCGTCCTGCAAGATTTATGGGCGATCGGGTATGATGCGCAGTGGCATTGCATACCGGCTTCCGCCTTTGGCGCACCTCACAGACGGGATAGGATATGGATTATTGCCTACCCCGCTTGCAACAGTAAAGTCAGATTGTCCATCGGAAAGGAGGAGACAGAGTCCGCATTTGGAGACAGTTGTAAAAATGCTTCCGACACCGACTGCAAGCGATGCCACGGTGGGGAATATAATCAGCAAAGACGATATTTACCTGGTAACAAAAACAGGAAGTGTCCGAAAACACAGCAGGAATGGGGTATCAGGAAGTCTAGGGCTAGCCAGATATGTAAGGTTCTTCCCGACTCCGACCAGCAGGGATTACAAGGATGTAGGGGATTTAAGGAAACTAGCCCGATATGCTCACAAGAGCAGATTGGCATGTACTATTGCAGCCGAGGCATTAAGCAATGGGGCGAAGAGCCTTTAGAAGTAGCAAGGCTAAAAGATGAGAGGTTGAATCCTGATTGGGTGGAATGGCTTATGGGCTATCCTATTAGCTGGACGGAGGGAGGAAGCCGCATGCAGCGCCTTATGGCACTCGGTAATAGTGTTGTACCTTTAATTCCTGAGTTTTTGGGAGAAGCAATTATAAATCAACAGCAGGAGTAAATAGATGAGCGAACAAGAAGCTAGGAAATACACGTCAATTCGCAATTTAAGAGAAGAGATTAGGCGGGATATGGAGGACTATAAGCTTTCATATTCCTCGCGAAAAGAACTGAATGAAAATAGAGAATGGTTAATATTTGATAGTGAGTTTGACAGTTGGTTTTTTCATTATCTTAGGGAGCAAATTAACAAAAATATTGAAGAATTAAAAAAACTAGTGGAGCAAAACAATGAGTAAATGGAATAACTTTAATGATGCTGAAGACCAAATGTCTTATGAGTTAATACCGCATAAAACCATAGCAAAAGTGAGGTTATTACTTAAAGGAGGCAACCACGTTACAAAAGAGTGGCCAGATGGCTATGCTACTAAGAGTAAATCGGGTACTTGCGTATATCTTGCCTGTGAGTTTATAGTGCTAAGTGGCCAGTATGAGCATAGGAAAATCTGGAGCAAGATCGGTCTTCATAGCGATAATTCCCCGCTATACGCTGGAATCGGAAGGAGTATGATCAAAGCAATACTTAACTCTGCTCGCGGTTTGCATTCCAAGGATAAATCACCGGAGGCAGAAAAGCAGAGACAGATTAAGAGCTTTGCTGATCTTGATAACCTTATATGTGTAGCTGAAATTACCATTAATGATCAAGGCGATAAGCCCCGTAATGAGATCAAGACTATTATTACCTCTGATCATGCCAGATATAACGAATTTATGGACGAGAGAAGCGGAAAGTTTCCGATTAACTATAAAAAGGCCAGTGATAAACAAACTGATGATGCTTTTGAAGAAGATAAATTACCGTGGGTATAATAATGAGCCAAGAGATACAAAGACATATTACCGGCATCTACAATGAGTTAGACCAATATCATGATAACAGGGGTTTAACTGAAATTTGTTATTGGCATTCTTGTAAGCATTTTAAGTATAACGAGGCTTTTCAGGTAGCTTTTTTTCAAATGGAGAGGCAGATAAAACTGGTTACTAAAAATTTAGCTCAGTTATCGGAGTCAATAGATGATTTAGAGATACATGTTAATCGGTGTAAGCAGTTGGTTTTGTTAGAAAAAGAGAAGGATACCGAATTTGCAGAAGTTTATAATGAGTATCACGCAAAATTAAATGGAGTAGCAGATGAAGGGAAAATGTGAAGAGGTTGTAATAGACCGTTATTTAAGAGGTAATATTAGCAATGAGTTTAAAGATGAGCTTTTGTGGGTCATTAACGAACGGAGCGATAATGGTCAATATTTAGAAGTCTTATTTAGATTGTTAGAAGATGAGAGCTCGGAAAAGCTTAAGATTCTGGAGACTATAGTAGAGATGGTAAAAAAACAAATGATTGCAGGTAGTAGAGACATTCCGCTAAAAAACCCTAAAAAGTTTGTAAACAAATTGCTAGAGGAGTTAGAACATGAGCTATCCAAGTAATCATGAAACTATAACATGGCAGGAGGCGAGCATTAAGTTATCGCAATTAAAAGAGTATACCAATAATCCAAGAAAAATAACAAAGGAAATGCTGGATAAGTTAGCATCTCATATTAAGGAGGACGGGTATCATCAAAGAATAATAGTAGATAACGATTACACCATTATCGGCGGCCACCAGCGTAAAAAGGCTTTATACATGGCAGGTTACGATGATGAGACTGAAATTGAGGTGTTAATACCGAGTAGGAAACTAACAACTGCCGAAATAGACAGGTTAAACATTAGAGATAATCTAGCGTTCGGGGAATATGATTTTGCTGTGCTAACGGAGCGATTTGATCTGGAGGAGTTAGTATCATTTGGTATGGATGAGGAAATGCTGATGCCTATATTTGATAAAGCCATATTAGAAGAAATAGGGGCAGAAGAGGAAATAGAAGTCCCGGCAGAAGCTACTTCCAAGCTTGGTGATATTTATATGCTCGGGTTTCATCGTTTAATGTGCGGAGATAGTACTAACCCACAGCATGTTGAAAAACTAATGAATGGAGCAAAGCCAATTTTAATGGTAACTGATCCGCCTTATGGAGTGAATTATGAGCCTGAGTGGCGTAACGAAGTAGGCAAAGGAGCTAGAAGCACAGGCAAGGTACTAAATGATGATAGATATGACTGGTCTGATGCTTATGCGTTATTTACCGGTGATATAGCTTATGTCTGGCATAGTGCTAAGTATACTCATAAATTTGCCGAACATATAGAAAATAGTGGCTTCGAGTTAATAAACCTAATTATTTGGTCTAAGCAGCATTTAGTACTAAGCAGGGGGGACTATCATAATAAGCACGAGCCTTTATGGTATGCGGTAAGAAAAGGTCAGAAAGTCAGGCATAATTGGCAGGGACGTCGTGATCAAACAACAGTATGGGATATAGATAATAATAATTACGGAGCAAAAACAAAGGAAGAACAAACCGGTCACGGCACGCAAAAGCCGCTTGAATGTATGCTTCGGCCAATACTTAATAACTCTGCTCAAGGTGAAAGTGTCTACGATCCGTTTGGTGGTAGCGGTACTACGTTAATTGCCTGCGAGCGGTCAAAGCGTAATTGTTACATGATGGAATTATCCCCTATTTATATTGATGTTATAATAAAGAGGTGGGAAAAAGAAACCGGATTAAAAGCGGTACTGGAAGGTGGTAAGTAAAGAGTTATTAGGAGAGGAAAAAAATCCAGGGGGACGTCCTCCTATTATGCTTACCGATGAACAAAAAAATATGGTGCAGCAGATGGCTAAGGTTTCAACCGTACAACAAATAGCGGATTATCTTGGTATAAGTAGGAGCGGTTTTTTTAAGCTTATAGAAGCGGATGAGGAGGTTTATGGACTCTATAAAAAAGGAAGAGTAGAAGGGCATTATTTTGTAGCAGGACACTTGATGAAGAAAATTAAAGGAGGCGATACTACTGCCATGATTTTTTACCTTAAAACTCAATCTAGATGGAAAGAACCTACTGAAGAGCCTGAGGTACAACCGGTAAAAATAGAAACTCCGGAAGAGAAAGCTGAAAAGCTAAGAGAGGACAGACTATATATGGAATGGAGAAGCTGGCGTTTAAAACAAGAAGAGAAAGAAAATATAAAATGAATCATATTAGACGCGCAGAATCTTATCTTTATGAATTCTTCAAGCAATCCTGGCATGTTCTGGAGGGAGGAACCCAGTATGTTCATGAGTGGTATTTAGAGGAAATAGCTAAAAGTTTACAGGATTGTTTAGAAGGAAAAATTAAAAGTTTATTAATAAATCTACCGCCTCGCAAAGGAAAAACTAATTTAATATCGATAGCATTTCCTGCGTGGGTATGGATTAACTACCCCGAAAAAAAGTTTATCTGTGCTTCTTATTCTAATTCACTTGCCTTAAAGATAGCCGATAAAAGCCGCTTACTTATTGAAAGCAACTGGTATCAGGAGAGGTGGGGAGATAGATTTAAGTTACGGAAAGACCAAAATTCCAAGAGTTATTTTGTTAATGATAAAACGGGATATAGAATTTCAACGAGTGCGGGTTCTTTTATTACCGGATCAGGAGGGGATATACAAATTACCGATGACCCTAACGACCCAAGCGGCGAATCGGAAGCAAGACTTGAAGCGGTAAATACATGGTGGTCTCAAAAATGGTTCAATAGGGTTAATGACGGGCGAACAGCCGTAAGGATTGTCGTACAACAAAGATCGCAAAGTGAGAATGATATATCAGGGAATATTATAAAGAATGACGTAGATAACCGGTGGTTAAAATATATTCTGCCTATGGAATATGAGCGCGGCGTTAAATCTGATTTTAATGATGCCAGAACGGAAGAAGGACAGTTGCTTAGTAACAGAGATACTGCTGAAGTAGTAAAACAGATTAAAAGGGAAATGGGCTCTTACGGTTATGCTGCGCAGTATCAACAAAGGCCTGCACCGCTTGAGGGAGGAATAATTAAAAAACACTGGTTTAGACTTTATCCTTACGAATTACCGCAGCTAGAATATATCCTGCAATCATGGGATACGGCATTAACTGCTAAAGATGAGTCCAGTTATTCTGCCTGTACTACGTGGGGAGTATTTAAGGATAATTACGATAATGAAAATGTAATACTGCTTTCAAGCTGGCGGGATAGACTGGAATATCCCGATCTTAGGGAAAGGATGAAGAGATTGGCAAATGATTATAGGGATACCGGTATTACGCCTATGTCTTTTAATTCAAGATATAGTCCTGATTTAATAGTGGTAGAAGCGAAAGCTTCGGGTGATCCGCTTATGTCCGAACTTAAAAGAATGGGGATATATGCCCGTCCTTTTATCCCCAACAAGTACGGCGATAAATTGCAGAGAGTAAGGTTAATCAGTAGCTTAATTGAGAGCGGAGTTGTCTGGATACCTACCAGGAAGAATGATGTATCTAAACCCGCTGATTTTGCCGATGAGTTTATAACGAGTGTTAGTTATTTTCCAAACGTTAGTTCTAGGGATTTTGTCGATACGATGACCCAGGCATTAATAACGCTTAGGGACGGTAATAGGATTTCTCATCCTAAAGACTACGTAGAACCGGAAGAATATCAAGAAACAATAAGGGTATATTAAAAATATGTCTAATAAGAAAGGAATTAAATACAATTCAAAATCTTCATTAATTTTTAAAAAATATACTCCGGAAGATATACAGAAATTGTTAAATAGCGGAGAGTTTAAGTCGGTCGTTATTCGCAGGCTTGGAGTACATGTGAAAGCTTTTAACGATTATATGAGGGAGCATAATTTAACTTACCAAGTTCCGGATAAACCAAAGTTTAGCAGTAGCGAGATGAGTAATGCTAAGGGAGAACAAAAGGGCTCTAGCTCTGATGAAGAACCGCTAGAGAGATTTCAAAGATTGTTTAAAGAGAGAAAGCAAAAAAGAACCTTACAGGAGCTAAAAGACGCTTATTACTAAAAATTAACTTATTTACCAAGATATATCACATGAAAGGAAGAAAAAAAATAGAATTGCCGGATATGTTTGATTCACCGTTAATGCCGGAGGACATAGATAATGCCGAGATTAATAAGGTTGAAGATTTAGAAGACGGCTCATCTGTTTATGAAATAGGCAAGACGGAGGAAAATAACCTTAACAATGATAAGTTCGATGCTAACCTTGCTCTTACAATGAAAGAGGAAACGCTGGAGAAAATATCGACTTATATTTTAGACGCTATTGATGACGATATTAAAGTAAGGCAGCCATGGCTTGATATACATAACAGGGTTAAAAAATATCTAGGACATAACCTTGAAGACTTGGAGAAGCAACCTTTTGATCAGGCATGTAGAACATTTGATACTACACTTAGTACGGCATTAATTCGTTTTTGTGCTACCTCTAGAGCAGAATTATTACCCGATAGCGGTCCGTGCGGTGCTAAGATATTCGGACAAGACACCGAAGAACTTGAAGAAATAGGAAAGGTAAGGAGTCAGTGGCTTAATTACTTTTTAACTATAAAAGATTCGGCTTATTATAAAGACTTTGAAAGGTCTTTATATTATATAGGTTTTTATGGGACTATTATTAAAAAGGTTTATTACGACGATATTTTAAAACAACCTATATCTAGATTTATTGTCCCCGAGGATTTTTTAATTAATATTGATTGTACTTCTATACTTGAGTCAAGCAGGCTTACTCATATTCTAAAATTATCTGCCCGTGAGGTTTTAATTAATCAGAAGAGCGGGATTTACAGAGACGTTGAACTCCCTTATTTAAAAGTTGTCGGGGGTGATAGTAATAATAATTCTAATAATCAAGAAGCCGATTCCGGCAAGATAAACAATCTTATTAATCTTGATAGTTATAAACAAAGAACCCTGCATGATATATATGAGAGTCATATCTATTTGAATTTAGAGACTTTTGAGGTTGATTATAGCAGCGAAGAGATAACGGAAGTTGCCAAGCCTTACATTGTTACTATTGATAAAGAAAGTAAGGAAATATTAAGTATCAAACGCAACTGGAGGGAAGGAGACGCGGAATTTAAAAGAAGGAAATATTTTGTAGCCTATCATTTTTTCACCGGTTTTGATATATGGGGTCTTGGGATGGCAAGGATGTCAGGGACAAATGCCATCGCAGTTACCAATATATTAAGACAGACTGTTGATGCTGCTACTTATCAGAATTTGCCTGCCGGATTTATTGACCAGGGAGCTACAAAGCAGCAAGTAACTGATATAGTACTTGGTGCCGGTCAGTGGAAAATCATGAATACCCAAGGCTCAAAAAGCATAAGAGATTTATTTGCTCCCCTTCCTGCAAACGGTCCTTCTCAAAGTCTGATGCAATTACGCGGGGAAATAATAGCCCAGATGCAGGATCAGCTATCTACTACGGAACTTGGTATGATGGATAGCAAGGAAGATATCCCGACTGGTACGGCAATAGCTTTTTTAAAAGAGAAAAACAAAATTGAATCTTCCGTTTTAAAATCTCTGCATGCATCTTTCTCGGAAGAACTAAGGTTACTTGATGATATTTTTAAGGAAGTTGTTGATAGAGAAGAATTTTTTATTAACGGCGAGCAGTTTATTATTACCAAAGAACATTTTGTTGACAGCGTGCAGGTAGTGCCTGTATCAGACCCGTCCGTTAATTCTACCATTGAGCGAATAATGAAAGCTGAGGCGATATTCCAAACAGCAATGCAATTACCGGATAAAGTTAATACGATAGAGGCATTAAAAATGGTATTTCAGGCTCAAGGATTGGATGAAAGCCTGATAGATAATTTGATTATCAAGCCTGAAGGAGTAGAGCCTGCCGACCCTATTACCGAGAATATGAATATGATGCAGGGCAAAGCCGTCAAAGCGGGAATAGACCAAAATCACGATGCACATATTGTCGTACACTCTGCCCTTGAGGATAACGATGCTGCCAAGGCTCACATACAGGAGCATATGGCATTTAAATTCATGTTAGAGATGGAGGAGGCTATGGGTATTGATTTAACCCAAATTGATAAAAGTAACCCGGAAGTACAAAATATAATTGCTTTAAAAGCGGCAAGAGCCGTAGAAGAACTGGGCTTAAATAAGCATACCGTCGATAACGAACCTATAGATCCGAATGAGCTCCTTGCTGCAGAAATAGAGCAGAAACGAGAAGAAAATATCATTAAGAAAGAGATTGCCGATCAAAATCTTGAAAAAGAAATCTTTAAAAGCCAGCTTCACTTTGAAGAAATGAAAGAAAAACTAAAAGCCGAAAAAGAAATAGCACTTTTGGAAGCAAGAGTTGAGATGGAAAGAATAAGAAGTAAATTAGGAGGATAAGATAATTAAAACAAGTGTTTTTAGGAGGATAAATAGTTACCGATGTAATAAATGTGGTTATGAACATTTAAGCCCATTTCCTATACGCTTTAATTTAATTTTATTATGTGAGAGTTGTAATTGTTATTTTAACGAAAATTTTAGAGGAGAATAATATGTTGGATCATGAATATATTTTAACCAAAACCATAGATTTAATAAAAGATAATCTGGAGTTAGTAGAAGATAAATTAATTGGCGGAGGGTTATCTTCTATGGAGGATTATAAGTATCACTGCGGGCTTAGATATGCTTTTGACGCAATACTTTGTCATATTAAAGAAGCTATGAAAGAAGAGAGTAATATTGTTGATAAGGTAGAGAATAATTTTTGAAAAGGAGTAAAAACATGATGGAAATGGGATTATTTGAGGAAGAAGAGATAGCTATTAACTATGATAATTTTAATATAAATGAAGAGTTAAAATTATTTGAAGATTGTATCTCTCATCCGACCAAAATACTAATCAGATTATATATAAAGCCTAATAAGGTCGGCTCGCTTTATGTACCTAATAGTAAATCCGTTTACGAGGAAATGGTAGGGTATGTAGCTAAAATAGGTAAGTGTGCCTTTACGGGTGAACGCTACAAGGAATGGGGAGAGTGGTATAAGATAGGGGACTGGGTAGCTTTTCCAAGGCATGCCGGCATTAGATATACCTATAAGAAATTACCGGTATTTTCAATAATGGATGATGCACCTCTTCTGGTAGTAAATGATCCAAGAGACGTTAAATAACTTTAAAAAGGGGTGATTATAAATGAAAGAGAAGGAATTAGAATTTGATAATAAAATTAATGAAGTTTTATCCGGTGTACTTGATAACAACAAACCGGAAGAACAGGAAGGTCTAAGCGAAGATCAAGTTAATATAAATCTTGAGGCGACCGATGAGCAACCTTCCATAGAAGAAGCCTCCGAGCAGCAGGCAGAGGAAGAACCTATTAACGCTGCCGATCTATTTAAGGATAAATATTATCAAGAGAAGAAAAAGAGAAAAACCATTTTAGCCGATCGTCAAAAACTAGAACAGGAAAATCAGGAATTAAGACAGTTTCTTAATGGAACTATTGAAAATAATACTAAATTGTATGGCCAGAATTTATACAATGATTTAGAGCGAATCAGAAATATAAAAAAACAGGCATTACTTGGCGATGATCCCGATTTGTTTTTAGAAGCCGACGAGCTTCATAAAAAAACAATGATGAAGATTAATGAATTTGAGAATATGGCAAGCAACAGTGCTACTGATAAAACAAAGCAGGAAGAGCCTCCTGTATCTACTGAAGCCAATATTGATAATAGAATGGCCGAGCAGCAGCTTTCTAAAGCACAAGAGTGGTTAGATGATCATCCGGAATTAATAGAGGGGTCTTCGCATTATAATCCAAAAATCCAGAAAGAAGTTGCGGCTTTTATTCAAGAGTTAGATAAAGACTTAAAAAAGAAAGGCAGAAGTAATGAGATATTAAGTGATCAATATCTAGACGCAATTGATGAATTTATTGATAGCGTAAAAATAAAAAAGCCCAAAGACGGTTATACTACTTCAAATGTCGGAGGGGTTAGAAATAACTTTAGTAATCAGGGGTCTAATAAAATACGTATTACCTTAACTGATTTTGATAAACAAATGGCTAGAGAACTGAAAATGAGTGAAGAGCAGTATTTAAAATATCAATATAAAAATAGAGCATAATTATTATGAAAAATGAAAGAAGAACAAGAGATACCGAAAATAGAATGTTTGATAAAGACGAAAGTAGGACTTTCTATAATCATGATTATATTAGCCCTTTAACTATTCCGGAATATGTAATAAAACCCGGATTTGAATATTATTGGGAAAGGAGGAGTTTAAAAGGTCAAATGGATACGGCTTTAAGTATGGCCTATAAAAGGGGATGGAGACCGGTAAAAGTTAGTGATGATCCAAATAGAATTCCAAGCGACCTTTTTGAATTAGATGAGGTGGCAAAAACTTACATATGTGAAGGAGATTGTATTTTACTTGAGAGAGAAAAGAAACGCGGAGAAATAGAAAGAAAAAAACATAATGAATATTCATTAAGAATGGCTACTGAATCCAAAGCTTATAATTATAATGATAATAAGCCGACCGAGAACGCTTTAAACGTAAAGATATAAAATATCATGGCATTTTTTCCATCAACAGATACGGCGAAAGAAATAACTTTAACTGCCAATATCCAGCTGGATTATCCGTATTCGGCAAATCTTGCTAATGTTACCGTAGCGGATATGATGGATGTTACGGCTACCATAGGCAACTTAAATATTTTCTTGCCGGACGCAACACAAACTACTCCGGGATTTTCCATTAGTTTTAATAATGTCGGAGCTAATAGTTTTAATATTGTTTTAAACGATCAACTAACATTATTTACGCCTGTTGCTGCCGGTAAAGTTTTAACGGTATATTTATATGATACTACAACTCCTAACGGAAGCTGGCGGATAATTCCTTTCGGCGGCGGGGTAAACGGTATATCGGAATTGACTTTAACTAGTACTGATAATTCAATTACGGTAACGGGTAGCCCGGTATCTCCTCCAAGCGGGACACTTGACATTAAGTTGCCTAGTCTTATTTCAGCAATCACAGAGCTTGCAAACGGAACGCCCGGAATACTTGCTCTTGATCCTGAAACAAATAGTTGGTCATTAATATCGCTTGTAAACGGTAGTAATATAGTAATTACCAACCCGAGCGGAGTAGGCGGTAATCCAACGATAAGTTTAGGTACTGTGATAGTTGTAAATCAGATTACGGCAGGGAATATAATTATTAATAATGATTTAATTACCAACACCGATAGCGGGGGAGTACTCAGTATCGTTTCAAACGGGACTAATTCGGCTTTAAACCTAAATAGTGTTTTAGTCGATACTGAGGGGAATATTACGGGCATTAACAATCTAACCATAGAAGGTATATTCAAGTCAGTTAATACTGCTAAAGCCTGGTGCAGATTTAGTAATACTTCTGGAACAATTGCAGTTTCCTCTAGCTGTAACGTCTCAGGAGTAACTTATAATAGCAGTAATTCTCAATATGTCATTACATTTACAAGTCCGATGGGTAATTTGAATTATGGAGTATTTATAAGCTGTGCCAATAATAACAGCACGCCTCCTTTAGCGCCGCGAATAGGTTATGATATTGTAAGACAATTAAATTCCGTAACCATAGTTTTAACGGATAGTTCAGGTGAAATGCTACCTGATATTCCCGAAGGTGTATCTGTTATGATATTTTCAACAAGTTAATTTCTATTAATCTAAGCTAAAATATAAGGAACTTTATATTTAATAATTTTCTCATCTCTAGTAATAATAGTTAAATTTTCCATGATAGCTTGAGATATAAGAAGTCTATCAAAAGGGTCGTCATGATATTTATCTAAATGTTCGATAGAAAGTGTATGTTTAATAGTGATAGGTAATATATCGAAACCGCATTGTAATATGATTTCTTCTAAGTTACCCGGAACATTAAGTTTACCTAAAGATTTTTTAATAGTAATCTCCCAAGTATTAACGGCGCTGACAAAAATAAGATTATTAGGATTGCTGATAATCTGTTTGGATTGATAAGATAAACTTAAATTATCCTCTATCCACCAAATAAAGGTATGGGTATCTAATAAATAACTCATTATATTTTATCATAAAATTTAGATAATAATTCAGGGGATAATTCGTCAAAATCTTCGGACATTTTAACTTTACCTTTGCAAATACCGGGCCTGCGAGGGGATAATAATTTTTGATATTTAATTAATCTAACAATAGGTTTTCCTGCTTTGCAGATAATAACATCCTCCCCGTCTTCCACTTTTTTTATTAAATTGGATAAATGAGTTTTAGCTTTATGTATGGTAGAAACTTGCATTTTAATAATTAATTTAATTTAGTTCAGTTTAGACTAAGTTTTAATTTAATTCAAATAACAAATATAACATCATACATTGATTTAGTGTCTTGATATTCCTATTTCATTTTGTTAAAATTAATTTAACAAAAAAAGTTTGCCACAACTATAAGGGCGTCTTTGAGTTTGTAGTTTTATCTCTGCAAAAAACTAGGTTTTTTCCGCTATTAAAGTCGGGAAGCTTTAAGCTTCATGGGTTCATCTAGCCTTCTAATAGATTAAAAATTTCAAATACTATTTTTAATAATAAATATTTTTAGGTAAATATATGGCTTATGGCGTAAATTCACCTTTTGGTTTAGTACCTTACGGTCATTTAATCAGTGGTGTTGATAATATAAAAACAAATAGTAATTATAAAATAAATGCTAATAGTTATAGTTTAAATAAAGGAGACCCGGTTGTATATGCTACCTCAAGTGGCACGTATAGCTATGCTCAATCTGCTGCCGAGATTATGTTATATAATCCTACTCCGGTTTTTGCAGCAGCATGGGCGGCCGGTACTCCTCTTAACGTAACGACTATTACTCATAACTCTGCGGCGCCGGGAGCAGCTGCGGTAGCTACTCCAAAACCGGCTATTCTTGGGGTGTTTCAGGGATGTTCTTATTACGCTCCTGACGGTACTTATATTGAACAAGAATACTGGGTAGCAGGGACACAAGTAAAAGCCGGAACTTATCCAACAGCTACCATTATTGATGATCCTTTTGTTATCTGGGATATACAACTTAGTTGCTACAGCGGAGCTTTAACGGCAGCAAATACTACATTTGCTTTATTACCTTGTTTGCAAGTGCAAGACGGTACTTGGCCTGATACGGGAAATGCAACTAATGCTGCTACGATAGGAAACAGCGCCGTTATCGGTAGCGGTATTGAGTTAATGACCGGAAGCGCTATAGGCGCAACTAATAACGGTGCTTCATCAATGTCTACTATTACATTAAACGGAGCTGTAGCAGGTTATGCTAATAATCCACTTATTGCTAACTACGGCACAGCAAACGGTAATCCGTGGGGTGTATCTACTTTTTATGCCTGTCCGTCTTTAGCCGTCATTGCCCGTGCTAATGCTGCTACTACTGCAGCTGATATAAGCGGTGCAAACGAATATAATAGAAATCCTTTTGTCGCATTAAACGTGGCGGCTCCCGGTGTATATACTCAAAATACTTATGCGAGTTCTACTTTAGGAACCGGATTCGGTGCTACTCTTAAAGTACTTGGATTTACGCCAAATGCAAATAATGTACCGGGTACTTACGGTCAACCGGGTAATGCTAGAGCCGGCACTTATTACAATACTCCATTCTTAAACGTACTTGTAACTATTAATAATCACGCAAAACTTCCAGGATTAATGCCTGTGACTGTTACTGCCTAAAATATAATGAGGTAATATAAAATGGCTATTAATACTCAATCGATTTATAATCTACTCCGCCCCGGGTTAAAGGCGGTTATAGGTTTATATGAAGATTATCCTGATTTATGGAAGGAAATGTTTGAAACTTATCCTTCTGAGCGTGCCTTTGAATTTGAAGACGAAATCAGAGCTCTAGCTCCTGCCGTCGAAAAACTTGAAGGGTCATCCGTAGCTCAAGATACCATGACTGTTAAATACCAAACGATGTATAAGCATAAAACTTACGGTACTTCGTTTAGTATAACCGATGAGGCGATGAATGATAATTTGTATAAGAATCTGTTTCCAAAACAGGCTAAAGCACTTGCTCAAGCTCTTAGGGAGACAAAAAACCAGATTGCGGCAAACATTTTAAATCTCGGTAACGTTATTACTACTGCAGACGGCTATCCTTTGTTTTCTGCTCATCCGATAGACGGGGGTGCTACTTCCAGTAATACCACTAACGTTGCTTTAAGTGAAATCGGCATTCAAAATGCCGTAACTGCGATTTCTCAGCTCAAGCAAATAAGCGGTACTTATGCACAGGTTAAATCAAAGAAATTGGTAACCGGTTCTAGCAATTGGATGGTAGCAGGTATTCTAATTGGCAGCCAATTTAGAACCTCTGTCGGTAGTGCTAACAACAATGCTTATGCCGGTGTTAACGATCTTAACATGATAAATCATGATAGCGTTTTCCCGCAAGGTTATATTATCAATCCTTTTATTACTTCTCCGACGGCCTCTTACATTATTACCGATGCGGAAAGAGGGCTTATTCACTATGAACGTGAAAAAATCAAGGATTGGTCTTGGATGGATAATACTACCAGGAGCATATGGTTTGCGGCACAAGAAAGATATTGTTTCGGCGTATCTAACTGGCGCGGTGTATTCCAAATCGGTCAATAGTTAATAAAAGGTAAGTTATGGCAGTTCACAGTAGAGCCTTAGCTAATATTCTTCTTAAAAACGCTCCTAAAAAGGGCGTTAAAAAAGAAGAAGTTAGCAAAGAAGTAAAAAAAACTGAAAATAAAAAAAATAAATGACTATTTTTAGACAGGCGGTAAATATTCCGGCCGTAGCTACAAGTGTTGCTAATATCGGGACGTATAACGGTTTAATCCCGCCTACGCCCGGGAATTCGATTAATTTGACGTTAAACGGATCACTTGTAGGAATCAACGGGCAAGTCTCGTTTATCAGTAATGGCTATGCTTCAGGTTTAAGTTTTACTAGCGGTTTAAACGTAAGTACGTCTACTTTTACAATAGTGGGTACTTATAATGGATTAATTATTCAAGAAAATTTAACAGGACCTAATAATAACACTGTTTATACTAATAATTTGTTTCATACGATTATTAGTATCAGTGCTACCGGTGGCGGGGTAGCCAATGCTTTTACCATAGGATCAAATTATAATATTGCCGTGGTACTACCTGACGGTAATAGTAAAGCCGGACTTACCCATCCTAATTATACTTATAGCATATTATTAAATTCTCTTACGGCAGCAGGCCAGTGGGCAGCGGGCGCGGCTATAATATACGGAGTTTCCAATATTGCTCCGGTATCGCTGCAGGCATCTAATCTTACTTATGCAAACAGAGCTAGTAATTATTTTGCATTACCGGTTACGGGAGCAGCGTTAGCAGCTATTACCCAAGCGCAATTAAATAACGGTATTATTGTCCAGACGACTTATCCTTATGCAGCTGTAATTGTTTATCTAGCAGCTGGGATAAATACCACTCCCGTTTATATTGAAATTTCGCAGAGTTAAATATTATGACTAAAAACTTTAAGGAGTTTTAAGAATAGAGGCAAATAATGGCAGTTGTTTCAGGTACATATGCGTTTCAATCACTTGAAAACGACGATCTGATTCTTGAATGTTTTGAAAGGATCGGTTTTGCCGGTGATCAATTAGTACCCGTTCAAATGCAATCGGCACGAAGAAGTCTTAATTTTCTTCTTCTTGATTGGATTAGCAAGAATATTAATTTATGGACGATCCATAAATTATATTTACCGTTAACTACCGGGCAAGGTAGTTATGTTTTAGCGACATCCATAACTGATATACTTGAAGTATTACAACGCAATTTTACAAGGCAACTAAACGGAACACCGCAGTCAAATACCCTAGCTACATATGATAATAACGGCGGCGGTAATCCTCTATATGCTTTTGACGGCAATCAGGCCACAGCCTGTATTCAAGATGCTCCTAACGGTAATATTTCTTATACGTATGGAGAGGGCGTATCTCAAACAATAACTTTTATCGGTATAACAAGTAATGTTACCGGGAGCTATAATCTAGTCGTTGAGTATTCAAATGATAATGTTAACTGGAGTCTTTTAAATGTGGAGTGGTCTAATCCTTATGTTTATACGGCAGGAGTAACCAGATGGGCAGATGTTATTACTCCAATGCCGGCTATGACTTACAGAATAAGGGAAACAGCAGGAGGGACATTAAATGTTACCGAGATTTATTTCGGTAATAATACCATTGATTTAAAAATGAGTCCTGTAAGTCGGGATACGTATCTATCTTTTGCTCAGAAGTTTTTACAGGCAAGGCCTACGACCTACTATTTCAATAAAGCTTTAATACCTAAATTAGACATATGGCCGACGCCGACTAGCGATTATCAGGTATTGCAATATTCTTTCATCAGAACAATGTATGATGCGGGTACTTTTTTCAATACTACTTCAGTTCCTGCCAAAATGTATCCTGCCCTAGCTGCCGGTCTTACTTGGATGCTAGCTGTAAAATATAAACCGGAGACGGCCGATAATCTGAAAGCTCAATATGAAGAAACCTTTGCTCTTGCAACAGCAAAAGATAGTGAAAACGTTGATCTGAGCTTAAATTACGACATAGGTAGCTATTATGAGAATTGAGAGGCGGATATATCAGTGTGATCGCAGCGGAGAAATGCATGAAAAATTATACAAGCAATGGGAGTGGGCAGGAGATCAGAAAGTATGGACGGGATTGTATGTTGCTAAGGAATATCTTGATAAACCACAGGAACAGTTTAGAACGCCGGTGGCAAAAGACGATCCAAAACCGGTACCGAATCCAAGGCCTTTTACTCCAGGAAAAATGATAAATGAGTGAGTCTATACTTTATGGATATAAATACAATTAGAGTATTATCACTTGATGGAGGAGGTGTTAGAGGAGTAATAACTTCCACTTTGCTTGATCTTTTCTGTAATCAAGCAGGCATACCCGGTAATCAGATATATAAATATTTTGATATTATAGCCGGTACTTCTATCGGAGGTATTCAGGCTTTAGCATATGCCAAAGGACTAACTCCGTCTTATATTAAAAATATGTTAATTACCAATGCAGCAAGTATTTTTAACTGTACTTATCCCATTCCCGGAGGAGGGCAGGCGGGTTATGGAACCTGGAGCGGTTATTTAAGCGGTATTTACGGTTCTTTATATTCACAACCGCCTCTAGCTAATTTGATTAATAGTAATTTTGGCACGGATACTATTAGTAGTTATCAAACAAATGTATTAGTGCCGGCTTTTCAGCGTTCAAATGGAGCAGGAACTACCAATGTACCTGTTTATTTTTCGAATGTCTCAAGTTCAATTGTTCCTTATTTAAGCGGTCAAACTGAATTATCGGCAAATGTTGCACTAGCAACTAGTGCTGCTCCCGTTTATTTTCCACCTGCCGTATTTAATGGATGTACTTATGTTGACGGCGGGATTTTTTTAAATAACGCATCGGCAATGGCTTTATCGGTACAAAGAGCAATAAAACCGACCGTTAATCGTTTTTGTGTTCTCTCTATCGGGACGGGACTCGGTAGTATCGGTTATATTCCGGGTGAACCTTCCAGAGATGGATTAACATTAAGAGGAGCAGTTGATAATCTTAACACTATAAAAATGGTGATGGATGTATCTATGGCAATTCCGCCGGAAGGAGTATCGATAGAGCAGCAAATCATTGCTAATTACACCGTCGGTAATTCTTATTATTGCAGAATGCAGTATCCGATTGATTTAAGCAGGGAACCGGATAGTTCCTTGGATAATTCAGATCCGGAGTTTATAGAGTATATGCAGGATTCGGCTACTGCATATTTTAATAACAACATAAGTAATATCAGTAATTTTATAGGGCATTTATTGGCATGAGAAATGATGTTTTATATAATTTTATCTCACCTGTAACGGGGCGCCTTCCTCTTACTAATAATTACATTTTAATAGGAGCTCCGGATAATTTTTCTATCATGTCGCCTAAATTAATAGACATGCAGCTTGATATTATAAATATCAGACATTACGTAGATAATATAGCATCATCCAGCTTTATTATCGGTTTTCCTAATAATGATTTACCTAAAGCCCAAGTTTTAAGTAATTTAGATAATGGCTTTTTGTTTAATACGGACGGTATAATTAGTACTCAAGGAGCAGTACCTCTGCCTAGCCTAGCTTATAAAAACATATGGATAGGAGATGAAAATAATAAGCCGGTAGCAAGTCCTACTATTCTGCAAAGTAATCTTCCTTCTCTCGTTCAAAATAATATATGGATAGGAGATAGTAATAATTTAGCAAAGCCTGAGCCAACCATTACTATTGATAACCTACCGAATTTAGGAACTACAAGCATTAACGTGCCTAATCCTCTTGATCCGACAAATCCAATTACAATTTCAGGAGGTAAAATCTGGCACGGCACAGATAGCAATAGACCGGAAGAATCTAATGCCTTGTTAGTGGTAGAAGGAGATATTGCCCTAATTAATTTCAGGTTTTTTAGCGCTAATTTTATTCTTGGAAAAGGCAACAGCGTACTGCAAACATTAATGCCCGGTTCACAATTTCTCTCAAACCTCCCTAGCGGTTCTTGGATGCAGACGAGCAGCACAGGAACGGGAGCAATCGTAGCAGCTACGATTGAGCAGAATCAGTTATTAATGGGCGGTTTAAATAATGTGCCGGAAGCACGACAAACTATAGATATTGCAAACCTACCATCGTTAGCTGATGGAAGAGTATGGCAAGGGGACGCAGCAAACAGACCGATTGAAGTCCAGTTAAACCTTGCTCCAACCGATGCTACTTACATCATAAAAACTCCGAATGTCAATTTACCTGAAGCACAGGTTTTAGAGGAACTAGGGATAGGCATGGCCAAGATTGTTGCCGGCGGTGCTTTTGCTATTGCAATTGCCGGCGAGGATTACGCAACTACCGCTCAATTAGAAGAAATTAGAGATCAATGCCAACAGTACGCAGAGCAAGCAGCTACTTCTGCTGAGGAAGCAGCAACCTCAGCAGGCGAGGCGGCAACGAGTGCCGGTGAAGCTACTGCATCGGCCGGTGAGGCTACGGGAGCAGCAGCAGAGGCAACAGGGGCGGCCGCTGCTGCTAGCGGTTCGGCTACTGCAGCTGGTCTATCGGCAGCAGGAGCTCTTGCTTCAGCCGGTGCAGCAGCGCTTTCAGCAGGTAGTGCATCAAGCTCGGCGTCCGATGCTTCCTCTAGTGCTTCTGATGCTAGTCATTCTGCTAGCAGTGCCTCTACTTCAGCAACTAATGCAGCAAACAGTGCCACTGTGGCTCAAAACTACTTAAATACTCTTTTAAACACCGGATTAACTTTGCTGGGAGATGTAACCGGTAGCGGATTATTAAGTAATCCGATTGTGACAACATTTAAACCTAATCCGGTATTTACCGGTAATGGTTCAATGACTATGCCTGCAGGTAACAGTACGCAACGACCTAGTACCCTAATCCCCGGAATGATCAGGTTTAACACTTCAGTTTAACTTTATGATAAAATTTATTAATTAATTATAGGAGACTTAAAATGACCGATAACTTAAATGACAAGAATTTAAAAGCACCGTTACCGACATCTACCGGAAAACCGGAAATTACCGACGGCAGCAACTGGTTTACTCTAGCTACCGAAAACTGGGTTTTAAATACTATAGGTAGCGTGCCTGCAACTCTTGTAGCAACTACGACTAATTTAACGGCAACCTATGCTAACGGTACTAGTGGGGTGGGAGCTACTTTAACTAACTCAGGAACACAGGCAGCTTTAACTCTTGACGGTATAACGCTTGCTGCAGGTAACAGGGTTCTAGTTAAAGATCAGACAGCTGCCTTACAAAACGGAATATATACGGTAACTAATATTGGTTCTACTACAACTAACTGGGTATTAACGAGAGCTACCGACTTTGATTCCCCGTCCCAAATGGTCAGAGGTAAGACTATCGATGTAATTAGCGGCACGGTAAATGCCGTAACATCATGGATGCTTACCGGAGCCGTTGCAACTGTCGGTACGGATAGTATTACCTTTGCAAGACTTGCAAAAAGTGGACTAGATACTGTGTTAGGTACAACAAATCAAATTACGGTAACAGTTACTAATAATGTCGCA